ACCTTCTTTCTGTTCTATCATCAGCAGTCATTTTACCTCTTCCATGATGAGGTCCACCTCTAAGAGATCTCCACATATGCTTCTCAGCAGACTTCACTTTTTTGGTTTTTTCTCCTTTTTTAGAATACTCAGATGCAGGTTTATTAGTTCTCTTTCTAACTAGGGCGCTATATGCTGCAGATGCTTTTGGAGTTTTACCATAGGAACCTTCTGCTTCCAAAATTTCTTCAATATCTTCAGAATCTAGTTCATTTGCCATAATCCACTCTGCTTCTTCCAGAGTTTCTGCGTATCCTTCTACTTGGAGGAACTCAAGAACAATATCAAAGATATCAAACTCTTCATTCTGCTTTGTTCTTCGTGATCTTACTCCAGCAGCAAGTTTTCTTGCTTTTGCTTCTTTATCTGCAGCAGCAACAGTGTCTCTTACATTTTGAGGAGTATGATATTTATTTTCTCTATCAATTGCAGCACCAGTTGCAGCAATTCTTGCATTAACAACTTTGCCAGCAAGACCGGCAGAGATTTCGTCAATCTGTTCTACCTCTTCATTCTGTTCCTCTGCTACCTTTCTTTCTGCCTTTCTTTTTGCCAGTTCTGCTCCTCTTTTTCTTTTTTCTATGGTTTTCAGTTGACTAATATCCTTATTCACGACACCTTTAGCAAAAGCACCAACCATAGACTTAACATTTTTTCCGGCATATTCGTTTGCCTTTTCTGGAGTGTCTAGCACTTCATCAATCTGTTGTGGAGCATAAACTTCAGAATATGCTTCCATCAAACCGCGTAGTTCTTTGCTGTCCATTTTTTACAAATACTTTTTAGTTATTTATAAAAAAAAAACCTCCCGAGGGAGGTTCAAATCAAAGAGTGTGTTTTTCAATCTCTTTATCAAGTTGCACAATCGCCAAACGAATATCTGCAACACGAGGAGGAATACTGACTTTATCATAAGTATATCCCTTCTGTGCATCAAATAGAACTTGGCGAACTGCAGCTGCAGTACGAACATCAATTACAATACTTACTCCAGTCTCTTTAGTCATTCAGCGAACCTCTCAATAAATTCTTTCCAATTTTGTTCCAAACACTCCTTAGGAGAATGAATATATTCACCATCATCATTATCAATTAATGCATAGTCAATCTCATTTTGAATGAGAAGACGGAGATTGTTAATTTGGGTTTCAGTCAAAGGTCCCCCTCCACACGATTTTCAGAACGATAAACATCAAAAGAACCTTCAGGATAACGAGCACTCAACTTCTCATAATTCATATGTAGAACTTCTTCAAAGTTAGTATCAAGTGCCATACACGCTTGAGCAAGATACCAACACAAATCACCAAGTTCTCGCTTCATATGAAAGACATTCTCTTCATTATAAGGTTTGCCTTGCAGAAAAATCTTTTTCACAACTTCAGTAAACTCACCCGCTTCTGCACTCATACCAAGAGCAGCAGTCAAAAGACGAGGAACATCAGCATCATGAGTTGCTTCAAGTTCAGTCATACGAGCAAGTAGTTGTGCATAATCAGTACTTGCAGGACTTGTGGTTTGACGAACGAATTCAATATATTTGTTTGTATCAATAACTTGTGTCATATTAGAATTTAAATCCTTCAAATGTTTTTTTAGGTTTGTTCTCTTCATGATAATCATACTCTTCTTCCTTACCATTGTCAAGAATATCATTTTGAGCAGACTGTTCACAATCATAAAGTCTCATTTTGGCACGGTCAATTCCAACAACAAAACGCTTATGAATTGTTGGATCGTTATATCGATTCTTAAGTTGTTTTACAAGAATCTGTCCCAATCCCTCCAACTCTTCAGTGCTAATAAGGGCAAACATAAGGTCAGCAGTAGCAGGGAGACCAAAGGACTCACTAGTATCAGTAAGTTCAACATCAGAACTGCCATAACCACTGCGGGTAGTCTGGGTAGCAGAGACAATGGGAACATTGAATTCCACTGCCAAACCGCGAAGTTCCTCTGCAATTGCTTTAACCAATGTATAAGAATTGACATTGCTACCTCCCCTGAACCTAGAGGAAGAACAAATATTAAGGTAATCAATGAAAATAATATCAGGCCTAAATGACTTCTTAAGTGCAAGTTCGCTAAGAAGTGATTTGAAATGTCCCGCATGAGCAGATGCTGTTGGGTATTCCTTAATTATAAGAGAACCCTGAGTCTTCTTTGCAAGACTATTAACCTTACTTTCAAACATTGATTTTGGAAGATCTCCAATATCCTGAATAGGAACATTCAGGAGGTTTGCGTCAATTCTTTCAGCAATTCGTTCCTCCGCCATCTCAAGAGTGATATAGAGGACGTTCCTACCCTGAAGCAAGACGGAACTAGCCACATGACACATGAACAACGATTTCCCAACACCCGTTCCAGCAAGAGCAATATTGAGAGTCTTATTAGGTAAACCACCTTTCGTGATTTTGTTGAAATATTCCAAGTCAAATTCAATTTTCTCTTCCTTTCTATGATAGGACTCATAACGTTGCTCATAGTCTAGCAGATAGTCATGACCAATATGAGTATCAAAAGATACTGATAGGGCATCCGATAGAATACTAGGAATACTGTCACGATTCTTTTTCTCATCCTCACCATCAGCAATATGAATTGACTCCATAAGTGCTAGGTAAATGGCACGATCTCGACACCACTTTTCAGTAGTATCAACTAACCAACCAAACTCTACAGGAACATCATCAAGGCATTCAATTAGATGAATAAGTTGCTTAAAAGAATCTTCATTGACATCTTTGCGTTTTTCTACTTCAATGCATAGAACTTCTTTTGTTGTTGGTTGATTATATTCTTGAACAAAACTTAAAATTTCTTGAAATACAATTTTTTGATTTGCATCCTCAAAATATTCTGCTTTAATAAAAGGAATAACCTTACGCACGTATTCTTCATTATGAAGAAGATTTCGCAAAATTAAAAATTCAACTTTATCCATCATTTATTTTATGCTGTGGGTTGTCCGTAGAATGTGGGATATCAAATACAAATGTGATTCTAACTTCATCTGCAATATTGACTGTTCCATGAGGTAATTTATTATTAAACCAGAAAAGTGTTCCTGGTTCAACTATGACAGTTTCATTACCAACAAAATATTGATATCTACCAGATATTGATAAATGATAACGATCTCGTTTTAAGTAATAAGTTCCTTCGTCAATATGAGCACCAACTATTTCATCAACTGGGAGAGAAAGAAATCCACATCGATGTATTTCTTTGCCATTAAATTCTTTTTTTAGAATTTTCCTAATCTCACTATGATGCTGATATGCTGGAGTTTTGATACAAATATCTGTATCACCAACAAAGTCCTCTTTGTTTTTTACACCACCAATAATCATCTGAAGAGAACTTATGGGTAGGTCATCAAATCCACGATCAACTAGTGACTGAACATCTTCAATATGTTTTTGGTGGTCCCAGTCTTGAGGATATTTTTTAAGTTGCTCAATTACTTTAGAAACATTAATGTTAGTTTTGATGACTTTGATGCATTCACCCATAACTAAACTCTTGTTTAGCAATTTCATCAAGTTTTTGCATTACTTCCTCAGTAAAATACTCTTCTGGATTTGCAAGAATTTGTTTTGCATAGATTTTTTTACCCTCAATCTCATAGCGTCCTGCTACATTCTTCCAGAGTCCACCAATCTCACCAAGTTCTAGAAGACCATAATATCGATCAAGACCCCGCTCATCATAGTAAAGACGAACATCTACTTGCTGATTTTCCTTACTTAAACGCGATTTAGCAGTCTTAGCCTTGATAATATTTCCGACCACTTCCGTTCCATCCTTTTCTTTTTTCTTGCTGAGATAAATGATCGAAGATGCTGCGTACTTGAGTCCGCTGCCGCCGCCCATTTCCTTAGTTGGTACGTAAGATCCGATAACATCATAAGTGTGATTAGTAACTATCATTGGAATATTTGCTTGACCAAGTTTCAAGGTAAGCATACGGAATGCACCTTTAATCAGTTGTGATTTGGTCATGTCCCGAACTTCTTTATCGTTCAGAGCATCATTAATCTCTTTACTTGTAGAAAGCATCCCCAAAGAGTCTAGCACAAACATGCAAGGATTGCGCTCCCCTTCAGGTTTTTTCATATAAAGATCTACCGCCTTGAGCGCCTTTCCGCGAAACTCTTCAACAGTAACCACATTAACAACCACCAAACGAGAAGTATCAATTCCACGGGATTCTAATAGAGATTTAGTGATAGCAGCCTCAGTGTCAAAGTAGAGACAGTAACCATCGGGATGAGTATCAAGAAAGTTCTTAACCACGGCGAGAGAGAAAAAAGTCTTTCCAGTAGAAGACTCTCCAGCAATAGCAGTAATTTTATTCCCAGATACGCCACCAAATACACTACCTGAAACCAGTGCATTAAAAATGTATGAACCTGTATCAACATAACTCTCAGTCTCGTCAATGTCGGAAGCAAGTTGTGTATACTCGCCACCAATTTCTTTTACAATATCTTTAAGAAAGTCCATCATTTTTTCTCCTCATTTTTATTATCCAAATAATTCATTTTATAAGTCCATAGTTTTTGATAGAGTGCGGAATCTCCCCCCAATCTCATAGCACTAATAATTACATCTAATTCTTTTTCGTTAATCGGTAAATCCATCAAGAGAAAAATGAGTCAAGGTTTACAGTTTTTTCCACATTCCACCCAATTGCATCAAGAATAATCTTGAGTGGTTCTAGAAATGCTTTCTCAAATTGTAGGTCATAATCAATGTATTTGTCAAGATTAAGTTCCTTTGGAAACTCTTGGATAAAAGAGATAATATTTTCGTGAATACTATTTGGTTTTTTTAGATAGATAAATTTAATCTTTTCACCATTTTGAATAAGAGAATACTTATTTGTAAGATTTGCTTCCTTTATATAATGATTGAAAAGAAGTGCCCCACGAACATGAATAGGAGTTCCTTTTGCATAAATTGTTGCCGATGATTTGTATTTTTGAACATCAGAGGCTGAACGAGGAAATGAAATTTGTTCTGGAGGAAGTTTTTTAAACTCCTTACGAGCATTCTCAATGAAGTCAATCACCTCATCTTCAGTTCCACTCATCATTAGTTTGAGTGCGTCCTTAATCATTTTACGACAAGGTGCAGGAGTAGAAGATTTGACTGCCTCAATACCCATCATCTTGAGTTTGGGTTCTTCATAGCGAACACCCTCACTATCCCAGACATTGAGGATATAACGCTTCTTAGCAGTCCAGATTCCACGGTCAGCAATGTTCTCTCGCTTCATCTGCATCTTCTGATCATATGCATTTACATAATTCGCCAATTCTTGGTAAGAACCTTCAATATATTTTTCAAGTTCCATACCAGCGACCTTATCAAGGAACGAAACAACGCTTTCAGTAGTTTTTTCTCTTCCCTTGTATACAGTCTCCACCAAAGGACCCATATTAAGGTAAATAGAATCAGTATCCGAAGCAATAACGTAATCAACAGCATTTGTCTTAAGAATTTTGTTTAGATAAGTATTCATCTTACCTTCAATCCAACGGATTGAAACTTGTCCTGAAAGAGTGATTGCCTCAGCATTCTCCAATTTATAATAGCGAAAATACTGATTACCAATGGCACCATAAGCAGAGTTAAGAGAAATCTTCTTTGCCATTTGAATGTTATTGCAACGAGCAATTTCTTTAACCAATTCTTTATTTTTGGTTTTCTCATACTGCTTCTTTGCTGCAATCATCTTCCTTTTAAAGATGACACGATCCTCATACATCTTCTCCATTAGTTCTGGAAGAAATCCACGTACATCCTTACGGAACATTGCACCATTAGCACAGACTGCCTTATCTTTGTATAATTCAAAACTAAGAGATTGGTTTAGAATTTTATCTACAGATACTGTGGGATGACGTTCATCAAGAAGAGTTTCTGGAGAAATATTGTATTGCATAATCAGGTGTGGATATAGACTGTTAAGGTCAAAGTTCACAACCCAATCATACTTACCAGGTTTTGGTTCTTTTACATAAGCACCTGCATATTTCTCATTCTTCTGAGATTTGTTCTTAGGGGGAATAACAATATTTCTCTTTTTGAGATAGTTGTAGATAATATTATCCCACATACGAACCTGATAGAACACATCAGCATAGTTCACCTTAGCGTCATATGCCATCGTAAGAGCAAGTTCAATCAACTTCATCTTGTCTTCCAAACGGTCAACGAGTTCTACGTCAACGATGTTGTACTCAATAAACTTTTGCCAGCCCTTGGTATAGAAGTCTTTAAAAGTATCAAACTCGGAGTGGTCAAGTTTTTTCTGACCTAGTTCTACTTCAGCAATATAATCAAGACGATAAGATTCTTGTGCTTTATAGGTAAACTTCTTATAGAGATCCAAGTAGTCCAATTGAGTTACGCCACCAACATCAAAAGAAGTATGCTTGCGACCATTGATATAAATCTCACCTTCGGTCACGAGACCCCAAGGAGAAAGACGCTTCATCAACTTTTCACCAAGAACTCGATTAAGTCGTTTAGCAATATATGGAATGTCATATAGTTGAATATTCCAACCAGTAATAACTTCTGGAGTATTTTGCATCCAATAGTGGATAAATGAGTTCAAGAGAGCATACTCAGATTCGCACAAGTTATAAGTAACGTCATTGCGAGTATTATTAAATGGTTTAACTCCCCAAGTAATAATTTTCTTTGTAGTATAATCCTGAATCGTAATTGCAAGAATTTCTTCACAGCAAGATTCGACATCAGGGAATCCTTGCTCCGAAGCAACCTCAATATCCAGAGTTACAAGTTTAATTTTGGTAATATCAAACTTAATTTCATCCTCTGGATATTTTTCTGAAATGTATTGGTAGATATAACGGTCATTTCCGTAAATCTCAAATCCATCTACACCTTCATATTTGCTATAAAACTCACGACAATCCCTAACAGTTCCAGGTTGAACTGGTTCTACAGGTTCGCCACTTAATGTTCTATACTTGGATTCTTTTTTAGTTTTTACAAAGAGAGTTGGAAAGAACTCATCTCTCGTTTCAAAGTGTTGCCCATTGTCATAACCACGAACCAAAAATTGATTTCCAATCAATTGAACATTAGTATAAAATCTCATTCCTTAATAAGGTCCTCGTATTTTTCAAGAAGTGTGGGCGTTGGATCTGCAAGAGTCAAAATCTTATCAGAGCTCATCATAAATGTTTTTTCTTTTGTATATCCACAAAGAAAGGGTTCAAGAGTTTGATCATTTTTTGCTACAAACGGATTGATCAATTTACAATCAGGTTCGCCAATATCTGCACCAACTTCTTCAATCCGACTGATTAGAATCAGTTTGTCCATCAGTACTATTACTTTGATCGTTTGGTTTTCCATAGTTAATAACATCCTCTAAATACATTTCTTTAAGTTTAACTGTTGGTTCAACCATCGTAACCAACCAATCGGCAGGAATGGGAATTTGTTCATCAGCAGAAAGTGGCATCCAGGGATACAAAGATACTTGGAATCCCGCTTTTTTATTATTACCTTCACTTTCTTCTTTAAGAAGATTTGAATTTCCCATACGAACAAGACAAGGTTTGGTGAGATAATATCCAACAACCCTGCGTTGCTCTTCCTCACCAACAACCATTTCCGAAATATCCGCAATCAGGTCTTCTCCTGATTTTAAAAGCATCAATTTAATAGTCATAAAACACTTCTACCTCCATACATTCTAGCAATAAAAAGGAGGGGCGTCAACTGGATTTTGCCAGTTGCCCCTCGCGGCGACGATATTCAGTTTTATTTATCTCTTTCTTTTGAACTTACAAACTTTCTTTCCAGGAAGCATTTTATATGTTGTAGTTCCTGCCCAACCACACTTTGCTTTTGGTGGTTTTGCATCTGAGCCAAAATCACCCTTCATCTCCTGAAGTATTTGCATGAATTCCTGAAACGATTTCATAAACCTTCTTCTTCTGATGTTCTGGAATAACTCTATTTAGTTTAATAGTAAGTAATCCATCAACAAAAGAAACATCCTTAACTTCTACATCATCAGATAAAGTCCAAGTACGAGTAAATGCTCTCTTAGCAAGTCCTTGATGTAAATATTCCTCGCCATCATCATCAGATTTCTTTGCTTCCACAAAGAGTTTATTCCATTCTGTAGTAACTTCAATTTCTTCTCGCTTAAATCCAGCAAGAGCAATTTCCAATCTAAAAGTAATACTATCTTCTTTTACTAGATTGTATGGTGGATAATTTGTATGTGTCTCAAACGCACTATCAAACCTCCGAAACCACTCATCCATTCCAATACTATTTTTTTGAATATCTAACAAGTACTTTGCAGTATCTGGTACAGAAAGCGTAACTGAATTTGTTCCGAACATAATAGACCTCCATGAGCGTCTTAGTAGTGATTGGACCCTTTCGGCATCCACTACTAATTATAAGAGATTATAAAAAAAGCGGGATGTTGTTTCCCGCTCCTTTTTATTCGGTTTCCTGGGTCTTACCCTTTTTACCAATATTATATTTTTGTTCTAGAATCCAATCACCTTTGTCCTTGTAAGCAAGAACTTTGATTTGATTAAGAGGAGCAATATCGGCAACTGAATCTGGATTCACTACCGTAATAAGACCCCAATCAGCAAGTAAGCGAGCAATACGATTACGACGCTGAACATCATTGACTGTAAGATTCGCATGTTTACCGTCCAGAGCAAACAACTCCTTAAAGTGAACAATATAATAACGCCCCTGCTTATGCAGAATATGGCAAGACTGATAGAGTTTCTTCTCTTTACGCGATGCAACTCCAATGCGAGTTAAAGTCTCACGGACCTTCAGAAAGTCGTCGGGTTCATTAAGAATCACCTCTACCATTTGATCCTGAGACCAATGGACTACAGGTTCTACTGTTTGTTGGGCAGTAGTCATTTTTTTCCTCCAATATCAAGTCTTTGTTTGATGAAAGCAATTTGTTCTTTTGATAAGATTTTCAGAGCTTGGGATGCCTTTTCATTACTATAAGAATAATAACTTTTTACACATTCTAAGTCTGTGACTTTATCCTTGCGGAGCCAGGGAGAAAATCTCTTCCGTTTCCTAAGACTATTTAGATAAAACGAATATTGCATATCTTTATCAAGTTGATGATGAATATTCATTTCATTTGTAAAGAGGATACAGTCAATATGCCCAGATAGACATCGATTGATAATATATGGAGCATACTCCCTTTTTACATTTGGGTCCGCTTCCATCAAATTTTCTTTTGTAAAATTAATCGAATTCAACCAATCCTTCAGTTCCATAACAAATCTTTATTATAATTAAACAGCAAAAGTTCCTTTCTTTCTTTTTGCTCTCGCATATATTCACCAACGGAACGCATCGTATAAGTCAGATCAAACTCACCCATCTTCCAGTTCTTGAAGCGATCTTTAACCAGTTGATCTGAGTTATAACTTATTAGTTGGTGCATATAACAAGCATAGCAATCAGAAGCAAACTTATCGTGATCAAATCCTTTGTGCATTGATCCCTTACGCCCATAGAGATTATCCTTAATATCATAAGGAGGATCAAGATACATAAAAGCACCCATGTTTCCATCCATCAGATAATCATAAGAGTAATTAGTTATACGCCACTTAGAAATTAGTTTTGAATACTCTGGCAGTTTCTCAATTCCTCGCAATGAAAAATTGCTTTGTGATGCTTGAGCAGAAAATGATGAACTTTCTGTGAGACCAGAGAATGAACATTTATTGACAATATAGAAAGCAACAGCACGATCAAGACTTGATATCTCTTTTTCATTTACATGTTCCTTCGATTTGAGAAAAAGTTCTCTCGCAAGTTCAGGAGTATTGTATGCAAGTTTACAATCAGATAATTCATTCTTCAGGTCATTCCCAAACATCTGGAGTTGTTGCCAGAAGTTTACCAGTGGCTCATAAAGGTCATTTACCCAAATATCCAAACTGGGATACTTCTTTGTGACATAGATTGCAACACTTCCACCACCAAGAAATGGTTCACGGAATTCATCGTAGTTTCGTAGGTCGGGGAAGTAAGGTCCCATTTTTTCACAAGCACGGGACTTGCCCCCAGGATACCTCAAAGGAGTTTTAAGAGATTTCATTTGAACTCACACTCCACCATAATTTCCGTCAGTGCTGCCAATAGATTAATTTCTTGGTCAGCCACGAACGCAATTTGGTATTGATACTTAGCAATAACAAGAACGGCAGCAGGGATAGACTGGGGAAGTAAAATATCGTAAAGGGTGTCATAAACCCTGCGAAGAATGACAGAAGAATCGTTGTCCAAGTTGGAGACCACCCACTTTCGAACTTCTGAGAAGTTTTTTTCTTTGAGATGCTTGACAAGTTCATTTACTGTAAAGTCTGAGAAAGATGCAAGAATTGCTGCGTCGATTTTTCCTGACGTAGAATATCGTTGGCATTCGTTGAGGACTCGACGAAAATCTGGGAAGTGTTTTGTAACAAGTTCTGCAAGTGTTCTTTGATCATATTCGATGCTTTCCGCATCCAAGATGTTTTGTAGACGCTTGAAGAAGGATCCTGCCAACTGGGTTTTTTCTTTCCCCTTGATTGTGAAGTCGATGACTGCACATCGGGAGTGAAGGGGTTCGATGATTTTGTTCTTGTAATTGCAAGTGAAGATGAATCGGCAGTTGTTATAAAATGCCTCAATATTTGCCCGTAGTAGGAGTTGTACGTCGTTGCCTGTGTTATCTGCCTCATCGATGATGATGACTTTGTGTTTAGAAGATCCCGTAAGTGAGACGGTCGAAGCAAAGTTTTTCGCTTGGTTCCGTACAGTATCCAGGAAACGCCCCTCGTCGGATCCGTTGATGACATAAAAATCTGCTCCCAACTCGTTGCAAAGTGCTTTTGCAATTGTAGTTTTACCAATACCAGGGGGACCTGCAAGAAGAAGATTTGGAATCTCTCCCTTCTCCACAAACTCCTTAAATGTTTTTTTAGTTGTATCTGGGAGGATACAGTCATCAATTACTTGAGGACGGTATCGTTCCACCCAAAGAAAATCACTTGCCATAATTTAATTAAATCCAATCAGGTTTTCGTTCTGGCATACGAAGATAATTAGATGCAACCCAAGGTTTGGATGCAATATACATCTTGTAAGCAGTAAAAGTGTCAATGCTTGTGTCAAGTTTATACTCATCTGGCATAGCACGAACAAAGTTTTCTACCTTATTAATTTTACCACGAGGGAACAAATAAAAGGCATCTACAAGTGTCTTGTAACAAGAATGAATCTTACCATAGCGTAGCGTGTATTCATCGCATAAATTAAGACCATGCTTAATCAACCAGTATGCATTATGAACAGACTCTGCTGCCCATTTGGTGCAGGGATGATTGCGAAAAGCACCCTTCTCGGTGCTGTAGGGAGTGCCGTCTGCCTTGAGAAGGGGTCCATAGCTGTGATACCACTTAGAGGCAACGATAGAGAGCATCTGGCAGCACTCTAGGGGCATTTTGACAACGTGCTTGTCAGGAAGGCAGAGAGCACTTTCAGCAGGGTATTCACTTGTTACAAAGATGTTCATTAACCAAAAGTAGAGTCAGGTTCCAGTGCGATATAGTATTTCACATCATGATTCTTGCTCTCAAAGCGAGAGAGAAGTTTTTGTGAAATGACAACCTCATAAGTTCCAGGTAGAATCTTGATATTTTCAACCTTGAAGTTAAAGGTAAAGACCGAATCAGTTTCGCCAACAACAATAGAGAAATCGTTAGAGGTGTCGTTCTTCTTATCGCGTACAACCAATTTTACCACACCTGCCTCACCAACGGCAGAAAGGTCGGGCAGTTGATAAACTGCTGCTGCCTTAAGGAGTTTGTCCAACTGCTCAGTGCTCAATTCAAAGCACACATCTTCGCTCGGGAGAGCAATTTCTTTGTCGGGTGGCGTAACGATTACGTTGGGATCTGCAAAGAAATACTTGGACCGCATCTTACCTTCGCGGATAACTACATATCCACCATTCTCAAAATCAAGTTCAGGACTTTGGTGAAGACCAAGACCATTCAGAAATTGATTCAAATCATAGATACCAAAATCTTTTGGAAGGTCCTCAGTAATTGTTGCTTCAGCAAGAATATTCTTCATTACCGAAATGGTACGAAGAGAATTTCCTTCCTTAAAAAGGATAGACTGATTAATGGAAGAGAAGTTCTTGAGGACAGAAAGAGTTTTATCAGAAAGTTTCATAATAATCAGCGAAATTCAGAGAGACCATTATTTTGACGAGAGTAATGCCCATCAAAGTGAAGAAGAAGCATAGCGTAATGAATCACTTTTAGAAGGTCACGCTTATTGCGACCATCCTTGTCTCCATAACGACTTCCATACTTAAGAATATTTGATTGACAAAAGCCAACAGCAAGGTCTTTTGCTGCCATCAAATCGATAGTTTGAATATCTTTGTAGTCTTCATTATGACCGCAATAGTGACTACCATAAGTACTGGTCACATAATCCTCAACATCTTTGAGGATTTTATCTTCATTGTATTTCCAAAGGTGATTTGTTGTTTCAGGCATAGTAATAGTAAAAATTTATTCAATCGTAAAAAGAGGGAAGATACTTTTTACCTCCCCCAATTATATCAGAAAATAGCAGGAGATGCAACTTGCTCAGTAGGCATCACAAAGTCAGCATCCACCTTATCGTACAGTTCCAGGAAAGCAGTCTTGGTTTCATCATCAAAGCGGTTCACACACACTTGAATTGCCTTTGCCTTATCTTGGAAGATACTGTAAGCACGAATGATGTGAACCAGACGGCGGGTGCTGATGATTTCCTCAATACCACCATCGTAGAAGGTCTTGCGGATGATATCACCCCAATCCACCAGGCGCTTGCAGAAGTCACGATCCTCCACACCAAGGTCCAGAGCGATGCCCTCAAGAATCTTCTGCTCCACAGAGGGGGCGGGATAGGACTGCTCCAGAGTCACAGGGAAACGCTCCAGGAACGCCTCGTTGAGCACGTTGGTGCCGATGAACCTACCGTCGTCAGAACCCTTACCCTTGGTGTTTGCAGTGGCAAATACGTTGAATCCAGCAGCTGGTTTGACGAACTTTCCGATTTTCTTGAGGAAGACACCTTTACCTTCCAGAACAGACTGGAGGCACAGAATCTTGTTAGAGGCAAGGTCAATCTCATCCAGAAGCAGAATCGCACCACGCTCAAGTGCTTCAATCACGGGACCATTGTGCCAGGCAGTTTCACCATTCACCAGACGGAAACCTCCAATCAGATCATCCTCATCAGTTTCAATCGTGATGTTAACCCGAATCAGTTCACGCTTAAGTTGAGCACAAGCTTGCTCAATACTGAACGTTTTACCATTACCCGAAAGACCCGTAATGAACGTCGGATAAAAAAGATTGGAAGAAATAATTTTTTTAATATCGTTAAAGTTACCAAACTTGACGAAGGTATCATCTTTAGCAGGAATGAGATTTTGAGTTACTGTGGGAAGAACAGCAGGAGAATTAAAGTTACGCTCAATCTCCTGAACTTTTTCTTGAGTCACTTCAAGATTCCACTTACCACGACCAATCTTGAAATAATCCAGTCGTTTGGTAACAGTGGGATAAGAAAGATTTTTAGATGCGCAATAACCACGAACATCTGCGGTGGTCAGTTGAGTACCAAAGGTATTCTTAAGATCCGTGAGAATTTGGTCGTCGGTCATTTGGATGCGAGTCATGAAGTGGTTTTGTTTCAACTCCGTTATTATAGAGCAAAAAGGGGGTCAGTTGACCCCCCAGTGGACAGTTTTTAAAGTGTCTACCCACACATTTAAAAGACCGATCAAGCAATCAACTGCACAAACTCACCAAGAACTTTTTTATTCAGTTTTTTGGTTTTGAGAGACTTCACAAAAGCAGATTTAATTTGTGCTTTAGTTGCATCATCACTCACCTCAAACTCAGAGTCTTGAGAAAGTGCAGAGGAAGAAAGTCCAAAATATGCATCATAACCAGATTTAGTAATAATGAAACTCTTGAGTTTTTTCCAATCACTTTGGATTTTATCATATTCCTTATCACTGTAAGAGTGATAAAGACTGATAAAGCGATTCGCATCACGATTAGAAAGAACACGAATACCAATGAAATTTACCGTGGGAAACTTGTCCTTCAGATTCTTGAGAAGAGTATCGGTAAATTCGTGATGAGAATATCCAATATTGTAAGTTGTACCAATCTTACGATCACGCAGGAAGCATTTATTTGGATTAATACTACGAGCACCAATATAAGGTTCGGTGTCCCAACCACGCTTTACTGTAACATGATAAGGAAGCTGACTTGCTTCACCATCAGTCAGAATTACACACTGAACCTTTTGAAGTTTATTTTCTTTTTGGAATTTGGGAAGAATTTGATGAAGCGTAATCATAGTTTCATTCAAAGGAGTTCCAGACAAACAAAGTTTGGTGGGATATGTATATTTACAAGAATATGTGTTTTCAAAACAAGAAGCAAGACGCCAGATATTCAGCATCTGATTTTCAAGTTCTTTACCATTCACTTTATTTGTAAAGAGATTCATCAAAGAAAAAGTTTCTTCAACACACACCAACCCGTCTTTCTTTTCATAGCAAGATTTTGGAATACCTCCAACAATCTTGTAATTTTCATCATAGACAGGGCGAGACCATTCATGCGTGAAGGCATAAACCTCAAAAGGCAAAGAAACTTTCTTACAGAACCAAATCAAGTTAAACAGTTGCTTGCAAGTATCCAGAAGAACACTTGCCATAGAACCAGACCAATCCAGAATAAACACCAGACCGTGATTTTTACCATCAGGAATCACAGTCACTTTCTTGAATAGATCTTCATTAAACTTGTAAGTATGAAGACGAGTAGTATCAAGAACTCCAGTGCGAGCAGTAGAAGCACGAGCATAGCTATCTGCTGCCTTACGGCACTCAAACTCTTTTACAAGATAATTAACTTCTTTCTGAGCAGATGCCTTAAACTTTTTGAATTCAGCATCTACAATATTAAAAAGATTGTCATGAGCACTCTTTTTCTGTTGTTCATCAAAAGAATCTTTAATTACTTGATGAACTTCGGAGTTCTTACCAATAACAATATCCAAATCAACTTTAGGAAGTTCAATATAGACATTCTCTGGGCCGTTATTATCTACAAGATCTTTGATTTTATCTTGAAGAGAATCAGCAGTACGAACTTCGGGTTCTGAATTTTGAGTAGGTGAATTGCTTACCTGATCACCAGATGCATTCCCATTTTCACCACTAGACTCTGGTTGGGAAGATTTTGACTCATTAGATTCTCCCTCTTCAGATTCTTGCTGGTCCACAAAATCATTTGCTTGAGATTGTGAATCACCTTGAGTTTCGTGAGAATCCCAATCAGCAACCTTTTGCTGCTGCTCTTTTTCCTTTTTACAATACTTATAAAGTTCCTCTGCAGCAATCAGGGCATCTGCAAAAGTTTCTGATACTGCAATCAGGTCGATAATCTCCTTCTCCTCAGAAGTAAAGTCAAGAGGAAGAAAGTTTCCAACTTTAAAGTAAAGGTTAGAACGATCTGCAAGATTGAAAGTAGAGATATCCTCGTCCTCTAACTGAAAGAAGTCTTGTTCATTCAGTTCTTTGTATCCATTAAAGAAAGTTTTAGCAAGTCCTGCATACTTGCGTTTCATCAGTTTCTCAACGCGGGCATCTTCCACGACGTTAATAAACTGTTGGGGAACTTTACAGGTCTTACTCCAATCCTCATCAGGAGTGAAAAGAGCGTGACCAACTTCATGACCTACCAATAGATCATAAACAGTATTGCTTGCCTTTTCCCACAAAGGAAGAGTTAGAACACGGGTATGAACATTAAAGCAAGCAGTAGAAACTTGCTTGTGCTCCACCACAAGATCCTCAGTAGCAAGCAGGCGAGCAAGTTGGGATTTGATTTCGTGACGGACTGCCATTGGTTTTGTTTCGTATGGACCTATCATAAAACGAAAGGTCGCCTTTCGGGCGACCCATGTGACGCTTTTTGAACTGGGCGAGTCGTGCTTTTGCTTGCCTCAGTGCTTGCGGTTTAAGTTTTCGTTTCTGCTCCTTGCGGGAGTGGTGCTGCCAGTTTGGAACTTTCATTATCCTTTTGAGTTTCAGGTCATCATACGACTAAATCCTTTAACTTTCTCAAACTTTATGACACTTTCAAATTTGTCCTCAAGTCCAGTTTTGTGAGATATTACAAAGATATTTGCATCTTTGATTACATAACGAATGATTTTAAGAAACTCTTCTGTTCCAAATCCATCAAGTGAACTGTCAAATACTTCGTCCATAATTAAAAGATTTGTATTGACAGAGTTCTTAAATCTTGCAACTTCTCTCCAAGTAAAAAGAAGAGCAAGGTCAATTCTCATTTTCTCTCCTTCAGAGAAGGAAGCATATGAAAAATCTTCGTGAATTGGAGACTGAACGGTTTCGTTAAATTCCTCATCAAGAGTGAAGTTAATATAGAAATCCATCATCTGAAGATAACGGTTAACTTGCTGATTTATCAGCGGTAGGTACTTCTTAATGATTTTGGATTTTACTCCACCGTCTTTAAGCAAACTATATGTAAAATCGTAATAGTTGATTGAGTCTTTTTTAGTTGAGAGTTCTTCGTATGTAGTGTGGAGACTTTCTTTAAAACTTTCTAACTTTTCATGTTCAGTATTTCTGTTTTCAAGCTGATTGGTAATAGTTTGAATTTCAAGTTCAAGACCTCTGACTTGTCTCTGACATCCAGCGATCTTAGTATTGTTTTGAGAAATGTCATGCGTTAGTTTTGTAATCTCCTTAGAGAGAGTGAGAAATTGACGCTCTCGCTCTTCTTCCTCTTTAATTGCCTCCTCTAGTTCTTTATAACCAGATTGCAACTCTTTTGCTTTAGATTGAGCGTCGTTAATTCTATTTATTCTGAAGACTTCATCAATCTCCTGTGTACAGGTAGGACAAACCGTATTCTCGCTGAAAAACTTATGTTCTTTGGTAATTGTGGATACCTTTTGAGATATCTTACCTTTTAGATTGCCAAGTTTCTTAAGTTTATCATTTGCCCCAATATATTCATTCAAGTCATTTTGGAGTTTGAAGATATCGCCATCAAGAATTGAATTATCGCTCATAAGAAGTCCTTGTTCTTCAGTAAGAGATGCAATTAAGACTTCTTTATTTTTAATATTTTCTTTACCGCGATTTTCAAGTTCCTCAATAAAGTCTTTTTGCATTTGAACTTTATCATTCAAAGACTCTTTCTTAAGTTCAAGAGTTTTGACTTCATCTCGGATTTGGCGAATCTTATCTTTAATAATTGCATTCATAGAAGAAAAGATCTTAATATCCAAAAGATCTTCAATCACCTCTCTGCGATGTGCTGCAGGAAGTTGCATAAAAGGAACAAAAGTACTTGATCCCAGAATTACAATCTGAGTGAAAGACTTATAGTTCATCTTAAGAACATTTTGTTCCAACCACTTTTGCTGGTCCAATGCAGCAGAAGATTGGTCAAGAGCTGAACCATTCCTGTAAATTTCAAAAATTGCAGGTTTAATTCCCCTCACAACTTTCCATTCGGTCGATCCAATAGTAAATTCAACCTCAACTTTACAGTCCTTTTCATTTACTGTATTAACCAGTTGGGGTTTGTTAATTTTCCGAAATGGTTTTCCAAACAGAGAAAATGTAAGAGCATCCAATACCGTACTCTTACCAGCACCATTTGTACCAATAATTAAATTGGTTGAATTTTTTGTAAAGTCAACTTCAGTAAATTGATTACCTGTAGAGAGGAAGTTCTTCCAACGAATTTTTTCAAATAAAATCATGATCAGTGTTAGGAGGAATTACGATGTCATCTGGTGTGATAATTACATATTGATATCCATGCATTTCGCAGGTTTTAATCATAACATCATCTTCTATTTCTATTACATGCATTTCGGGATATTCATCTTCTTCTAACATCATAGCATATCTTGTCGCATCATCTTCTTCCTGAAACAAATAGAGAATTTGTTCTCCTTCATCATCAGTTACAGAGTATGCTCCTTCGGTTTCTCTACCATTGATTGTTAGAATAAACATCTTATACTAATTCACAAGCCTCTTGATAAATTTCCTGCATCATCTTTTGAATTACAGTTTTATCAAGACTGATTTCTGCCTCCTGAATATATCTATCCAAGATAGAAAGAGTATCTTCAGATTCAAATGCTTCAAACTCTTCAGTTCCATGAATTTCAAAATTTTCAACTACTTTGAGTTCTGCAACATTTGATGTATAAAGTTTATCAACAAACTTTTCAAATTGTTTAGTATCAGTTTTCTTGCGAACAACAACTTTTACAATTTTATTTTCATACTCGCGAGTATCAAATGTCTGATAATTAGTATCCTCATAGTAGATGCTATAATACATCTTATGCGGATTATTAATTGGAGTGTGCTCTAAGGTTTCGGTATCAAAGATATGAAATCCCCGAGTATCATTCAAATCATTCCAATATATCTCGTAAGGATTACCCAAGTAGAAGACAGTATTGTTATCAGAACGAGTGTGGTAATGACCAGAAAATACTCTTTTGAAGTTTTTAAAAAGATCTGCTTCCAGTCCATGTTCCATCACAATTGAACGGTTTACTCTAAATCCCCGAAGTTCAAGGTGTCCCATAGCAACTTTTGCTTGGGTACTTTTAATCATTCGGATAGTTTTTTCTTGATTATCCTGATTAATCCAAGGAATAAGAAATACTTTAAGATTATTCAATTGAACTTCAGTTGGTTCTGAATAAACTGTTACATTTTCATATTCTCTAAGCAACAAATCAACTGCATTTACTTCATTAGTATTTTTGTAGTATGCAGTATGATTTCCAACAATCGTATGAACAGTAACTCCCATTGATTGGAGTTTATCATAGTAATTATTTTTAGCCCAAGAAAGGGCAGAAAAATCAATACCTTTACGACTATCAAATGTATCGCCCATATCAATAACAGTTGTTATCCCGTACTGTTCCAGCGTCGGGAAAAAAATGTCATTGTAGAACTTTAGGAAATAGTCATGAAAGAGTTTAGAGTTCTTTCTTGCTCCAAAGTGTTGGTCAGTAATAATTGCTACTTTCATTCAATAACGAAGTTTGGAGTGTACACCGTCTTTAATGGAATTATAGTCGGAATAGTTCCCCCCGTCAATAGTGTTGTCGTCAGTAAACACCTCACTGAACCCAGAACGCTCAAGAATTTTGTTTTTGATTTCCAACTGACGCTTTTCTCTTTGAATACGACGAAGAAAAGCAAAGTGAATAATTTGAGTAAAGTAAGCAAAAGGATTTTGAGACTTCTCTGGATTGAAATTGTGAATGTACTGTACACAATTCTCAATGCCATCAGAAATCATATCCTCTTTGAACATATAGTTGACAAAGTTTGGTTTGAATGATAGGTGATTGGCAATCTTCAGAAAACACTCCCCAATGTAGCGTGGAATGGGGGGTTTTGGTTTCCCTTGAATCAAGGCAATTTCTTTATCTTCACGATACTTAATTAGAGCAGCAAGAAACTCCTTGTTGTTTACATAGTGCTCTGACCTTTTTCTTTTGGCCATAACTGCGGTGGTTATCATAAGTTTTTATCATTATTATGTATGAATTATAACACGTAATCAAATGCTTGACAAGCATCTCAAAACCATGTACAATAACCTTTGTCAGGGTTGATAAGATTAATCTTAGCTACTCTTAAAGATCTTCTCTAGTATCTCTTTAGCATCATTAACATTAGAGATATATCCCATTCTACGATTTATCTTTGATTCTTTATTCTTTTGTTTGTAGCTAGAACGAATATAACTTTGATACATCATAATCATTTCTATATCTGAAGACTCACTCATTGTAAGTACATCTTCAAGGTTAAGAATAAACATATCCTCAGTGGTGGTTTTTAACCAAGGTTCTATCTTATATCCAGTTACACCACTAACTCTTCCCTTTATTTCAGAGATAACAATCGGATTAGAAACAATAAGCATTGTTCTATCATCTTCTTCTGATGCTGCTACTTTTGCAAATATTTCTTCACCTGTTTTTAATTTAAGAGTGCAATAAAAATCTTCTTCTATCATTTCTTTAATTGAATAGTTATTATTTCATAATTGAAATTCTCTTCATTGTAAATTTTAATTCTTTCAATGAGATGATTTAAAGTATAATTTTTTCTTGAATTGCTTGTACAGTCATCAGCAATATCATATAATACTGCTTTTGTTTTATTTTTACCCTTTCTTAAAACTCTTCCGATTGACTGGAGGTTTCTGACTCTTGATTTACTAGGGGAAGCAAAGATAACATTATGCAGATTTCTAATGTTGATACCAGTAGAAAAAGTGCCGTAAGAAGCAACGATGATTGCATTATTTTCTCTTTCAGTAATTTCTCTTACAAGTTCTCTCTCTTCTGTATCCACACCACCATGAACAAAGAAGACTTTTCTATCACCTTGCTTGTTATTATTTATTTGCTCAAAAAGTACTGCCCCATGTGCTTCTACTCTGCTGAATAGAACAAGAGTATTGCCTTTTAAATCAAGTGTAAGATTTGTAATAAATTTATTTCTTTGCTCATGAGAAATTAAGTATTGAATCTCATCCTCATAAGTTTCAAACTTTTGGGGAGGATGTTTTAGAACTAGGCATCGGATATCTAACTGAGAAAGATGTCCTTGCTTCATCAATTCATCAGTTCTTGTGACTTTGTATGATGGACCAAACAATCCTTCCAGAACCCATTTATGAGTTTGAGTTCCATCTAGAGTTCCAGTAAAACCAAATCTATACTTTGCATGATGAAGTTTGGTCATAATTTCAATGAGGGATTTGCTCTTGAATAAATGAGCTTCATCACCTATAATTACGCCATAGTCTTCAAAGAATGAACGATCTAGTTTATATACCGATTGCCAAGTAGTAATTGTAACTGGAAACTCATTTGTTTTCTCTCTTCCTGAATAGATACGGTGGCAATATGACTCAGCATCCCAACCATAATCCTGGAAATCCTTGTACATCTGCTCTACAAGAGATGTCGTCGGAACAACTAGAAGAATTTTTTGACCTTTATCCACATAATATCTTACGAGAGAATAAATCATCAACGATTTGCCACTGGCAGTGGGGCTTATCAATAGTTTTCTATTATGCTTTAGAGCATCATATACGCCCTCTATTTGATACTGCCTCGGTTCATGAGTACAAATAGATTTCATATAATCTTTGACACCTTCATATGAAATTAAATCATTAACTTCAAAGGGTTGTCCGTAAAACTTATTATCTTCAAACTTATAACTATATCCGTACTGTTCGCAGAAATTGACAATCTTATCTAAGAGACCCACATAAATCTGCTTGGATCTCATGTCGTATAAGTGTATCTCTCCATTCCAATTTCTGCCTCTGTACTGGGGCATAAACTTTGCATTTGGAACCTCAAATTTGAAATGATCTCTGAGTTCATATTCGATATGAGGTTCTGTTTTAATTTTTAAAAAAACTTCGTTGGATTTTTGTATAACTAGATTCGTTGTATCAACCATATCCTGCCTGGAATTTAATAAATTCAATGGCATTCTTAATCTGGTAGGTTCTGTTTTGAATTACCTTAAGAATACTCTCAATATAATTTAGGAGAGTTTCATAGTACTCAATTTTGAGAGCAACATTGGATAATTTTTCATCCGAATCTAGATATCCCTGAAGAGTTTCTTTGTCTCTAATCTTTTTGGGAAACGGATTCTCCAAATATACTTCTGGATCTGCTTTGCCAGTAAAGTATTCATATCTTTCGTGGCGAATTCTTTTCTTTTGTTGGTCCGCTTTCTTTTTTAGTAGATTGATTGTATTATATAAATCAAAATATTTTGCATGAAGAACTGGAATATTTAAAGATTCTGTATGAAGATTATCTGGATCTATTTTCGAATCTTTTTCCCACATCCCCTGAATAGTTTCAAGATCAATACTCATAAAGGATTTCCGCTTAAATCTGTTATATTGTAAATAGTATACTTGAAACCGACATCTGCTGTAAAGTATTGGATATCAGTTTGTGTTGCATCAAAGGTTAAAGTTCCCAAAGAATATGGAAATAAGTCTTTAAATGAAATTTGAAAATTTGGTATAGAAGAACTTGTCAAAATTTGAAGAGTTCCATCAGAATAAATGTTCTGTGCCCTATTTACATAGTTTGGATTTGAAAGGGTTCCAGAATTTTCCAAATCCGCAAATTGACTAAGTTTTTCTGGATAACCTAGTCCTCGTATCCAGTTTTGAATTTCCAAATAATTTTCAAGATTTTCATCAACAAGAAATCTTAAATTTAAATCTCCAAAAATAATTTTATCACCGGGAACATCAATATCCTTCAAGTAACTTGTTTGAACAGCAATGCCAAGATTTAAATCTGGAATATTTGCTTGATTGCAGAAGAAAGCAACCTTAGGTGCTCTATCCAGTTTAAATTTAAAACCAGTTGGAGATAAAAAATTTCTATTTTCTATTTGTGCCATCTTTTTTAAATATTTAGATAAAAAAAGGGACCCTTTTGGGGTCCCTTCAGAATTTGTGAGAAAGACTCACATGAGGTTCTTAACAGCAACTCTTCTGTAGTAACGGTTCTGATTAACCGTAAGAGCACCGAGACCCTTGTTGGTTCCTTCTGCGAATGGGTTGGCGACCAGACCATATCTGGTCTTAAAGCCAATCTTGGGCTGGAAGGAGTTCTCACCAACGGCACGAACCATTTGGAGAGGAACGTATGGGCAATAGAACAGACCTGCATCATAAGGGGAAGAACCCTTATAACCAACAACATAGTACTGGTTACCAGGAGTTCCGTTAGCGGAAGTCAGGTTAGCAGCATATGGGTCGATGTAGACGCGGAATTTGCCCATCAGTGTACCAGCAAAGGTGTTGCCGGTGTCATCAACGGTTAGGTTAGCGTTCAGAGCAGGGGTGTAATCGAGAACACCAGCCATGGTCAGTGCTGAAGCAACGTCAGCAGAGCACATGATGATGTTGCCCTTTCCTCTTCTTGTTCTCTGAGCGATTGCGTTAGCATCACGCTCAATCTGGAACAGAAGACCCTTGAACTTCTCAACCGACCAACGACCATTGGAGTCGATGTCTAGGTCGAATACGCCAGGAGTTGCAACGTTTTGTACAGCACCTTGCTCAGCAACCTTGTAGATGGTTCTGATAACTTCGCGGTTGATTTCAGCAAGAATCTCAGTTGAGAGAATGTTTGCTAATTCCGCTTCAGC